TTCATAGCAGCACCAGTCATTGGATTCTCTTGGGTTTCCATACCTAAAATCACATAAGCACCTTCTCTCGCGTCCCAGACTTTAGTACCTTGCAACAAAACAGCCTCAGCGAATGTTTGGGGAGGGGAAAGACAAATATCCCATGGGAAAGGCCCCACATGATTAACACCACCAAATAAAGTAATGGTTTGAGAGCCGGTAGAACCAGCAGTCAAAGGGGTATTCGTATTTGAATAGTTGTTAACAACATGACGCGATGGTTGACGATAGACAGCCACCGAACCTTGTTTGTAAAGCTCAGCGGTAGTATTCACAACTTCAAAACCGCCACCAATCAACCTCGCGTAACCACCAGTGAGCAGGGAATTAAATCCCATGCCGTTGTACGTTACGGTAGTTTGATTACCACCAGGAGCAATGTCAGCCGCCGCAGAAGGGAAGGTTGGACTTCCAGTCGCTACAGTAGCAAAGACAATTGGAGAAACAGGAGGATACTGCATTTGGGTTGAGCCAGCAGCACCTGAGTTAACCAGGGTAATTGAATTGGGGTTGGTGTCAGTTGCAAAATACCAATTGGTGTTGTCTGAACCGGCGGTTGTTCCAGCAAGGCCGCTGGAAAACAACTCTGGGAGCGCTGTAACATGGCAATCCCAATTTCCACCCACATTTGCAGGGGCGGAAATAGATTTGGATGCTTGATAACAAAGAACAACAGATCTAGAGGTATCAACATCAGGATAGCCAGAGGTTTTAAACTCCGTGTCATGAAATGGGTCAAGAGCGGTTATCAACCAGCTCTTTCCTTCCGCGGATAATTGCCCGCTACGCTCGTATTGAGCTAAACGTTCTTGAACTTGCTTTTGCATCTTTAAAGACGTATTTAAAGGAGGCACATGTATTAAGTTTCTCTCCTTCATGGGTCCCTGTGCAATAAGGGTTGGTTCATGCTTCTTAGGAAAAATGTAACGCACCTTAACGATATCAATAGGTGGAACAAGCGATTCAAAATCATCAGAGGAGACATCCCCTTTATGATCTATTAACCACTTTTCCGTTCGTTGAACTATTAAATCATCAAATGGATTCGTAACTCGCAAAGAAGCAACCCTTTGAAATTCAATGAATGGGATTTTTCGCTGGCCATAAACTATATGACTTACCATTCTTTCACGCTCAAAAAGAGGCACATAGATGGCCTGATCGGCAACATCAATCTTCTTGAAACTAGAGGAAAGAAAAGTGAGATTACAAACATCTTTCACTCCCTCATGTACCCAGTCATATCCAAAGGCGTACTTAAGAATATCAGCAATTTGCTCAGGGCGAAAGCTCACAAGCTCAGAAGCAGTGTAAGTACAATCATCACCATAAAGCAGCAAACGCACAAAATTCAAAAAATCCTCCAAGGAACGATCTGGATTAAGGGTTATAAAAGCATAAGCCAAAAGAATAAAAAGGACCAAGGTATTGTCCACAGCAGTGTTAACACTGCCAGTTGGATTGCCTCCGTCTTTTTGAATGAGCTCACCTTCAACATTACAAACTGTGGCAATTAATTGCTCATAAAGCTCAGTAATGTGTGGCGAGGCCCACGCTTGCTCACTGGAGAGCCAAGCTATTCTTAAATCTCGAACTTTTTCCATCAAAACACGAAGCATTTTAGAGTCAAACTTCTTTGCATCTAGATCAGCACCTTGTGGGAATTTAGCAAGCTTACGAAAAGCTGCATTCCATTCAAGGCCATCTCTAGAAATGCCAATGGCTGATGGTGTTGTCAAATATGAGTCGTAAAAACCAAGGTTTTGCGCCAAGAAAAAGCGACTCATAATGTAGTTTATGTCAATAGGTCCAGCTAAGATACCACGCGTGTCTTTACCTTTTTCGCGAACCTCCTCTTTAAGGAAGTTTTTAAAAATACCCTGATAGTGGTTATTCAACCAATAGGCATAGGAGTCCGAAAGCCAGTCAAAACCAACTTCTTCCTCCATCTTGCCCTTAGTTGACCACCACATTGTATAGGGATATCCAGGTGAAGTAGATCGATCAAAATTACCAATCACTTCTTCATGTGTGGAAAAAGGAACATGCATATATGGAGCCCAAATTCTGTAAGCCCACGTGGTTGCCTTACGCAAAACGTCAACGTTATAACAGCCTGTAACGGCATCGTAACGTGAGAAAGCTTTCCGACAATCATCTGGGGTGAACCCGGGGACAACATATTTTTGAGTATCTATGTCACCAAATAGATCATTTAGCTCATGTGAAAGGTTGAGCCCTTTAGGGTGCGTATTATGGCCGGGGACTGACCCTAATCTCTCCAACGTGGGCACGATCTCCCACTTCCCCGCCCGCACCGGGCCAACCTTTATTGAGCGGAGCTCGACTTCTCCTGCCCTGGGAAAGCAGAAGAAGACTGGCGAGCCCCGCGCTGCCCGTTTCCCGAAGGCTGGTTAAAGCGTGCTTTTAAAAAAGCCTTAACAGCTGGGGTAATGGGCAGAGCAACATTTAACTTTCGTTTTGAGTCATTGCCAACATGGAGCGCTTTCA